TATCTAAATAGTTTAAAAACAAGGACTTATGAGTTTCTAAAATTTTTCAAAAATAGACATAAATTAAAAAAGTGTCTGAATTTGGGAAGAAAATAATATAAATACTTTATAAGAATATGATTTAGGAGGAATTTCTTATGTCGAAGAACATTACCCAGAAAATCAGGGAACTTTTAACACCAGAAGATTTGAAAGTATTTGAGAGTGCTGTTGACAGCATGATCGAAGAAAAAACCAAAGCTAAACTTTCTGATTTGATTCAACTTAAAGAAGAAGAGTTGAAAACAAAATATGAAAGTCTTGCTGAGAAATATGTTTCAAAAGAGGTGGATAAACGTTTGACTGATGAAAAAGCAAAACTCGTAGAAAGCTATGATAAGAAACTTTCTCTTCTTGAACAGAAAGTTGTTACTAAACTCGACTCATATCTTGACCATGTAATCAGTGAACAAATCTCTGATGAAATGCTTGAGAAGGTCGCTATCAATGAAACACTTCAGCCTGTGGTTGAAGGAATTCGTGCGGTATTTAGTGATAACCATCTTAAACTTAATTCCAAAGCACAGTCTACTATCAATAGTCTGACAAAAGGAATTGAAGAAATTAAGAGTGAACTTTCTGAATCAATAGAGAAGAATATTAAGCTTGAATCGAAGTTGGAACAGAGTGCTGTATATCTTTTGATTTCTGAAAAAACAAATGGACTTAAAAAATCTGACAAACAAAAAGTTGTTGGGATGTTCAAGTCTAAAGATTTCGAAGAAGTAGAAAAGAATATTGATAACTATCTTCAACTTATCAAAGAGAGCGATAGCATTAAAACCAAAAAACCTATGGCTAAAACTTCGGTTAAATCAAAGGTAGTTTCGGTAAATGAAGGTGTCGTTCCAGGAAATACAAAAAAGGCAATCGTTAAGGAAACTATTAAGGATCCTGTAACAATTGTAGACGTTTCAAACAGATTATTGTAATAACAAATAAATTATAGGAGGACATAAAATGTCGAATTATAAAGAACAGTTAGTACGCAAATGGGAAAAAGCTAAAGGTCCCATGAGCATTAAGAGCATTGAAGATCCTTACATGAAGGAAAACCTTGCTACTCTTCTTGAAAACCAGGAGAGAAAAGATTTTAACGGAAACCAGATTTTTCTCGGAGAATCAGATGGTGCAACAACTACAGGTGCATTAGATGGTGCATTTGGTAGTGATGGTGCAACTGCTGGTACAGGTGGACCTTCTGGATGGACAGGTGGAGACTGGAGATACCGCCCGGTTGCTCTTGCTCTTATGAGAAGAACTTTCCCTGACCTTTTCGCTAACAAAGTTGTTGGTGTACAGGCTATGTCAACCCCAGTTGGTCTCTCATATGCTCTTCGTTTCACTTACAATAAAAGCGGAACAGGTGTTGAAGCGGCTTGGGATAATGTAGACAAGTATGCTGGATATACAGGTGAGCCTGGCGTAGGAACTGATGGTAAAGATACAAACTTTACTAAATTTACAGATGCAACATCTGCTGCTAATGTGTTTGGTACATCAGGTAGAGGTCTTTTGACATCTGCTGGTGAAGCTCTTCAGATTGCTGATAGCAGAACTGCATGTCTTACAGGATGCAATGAACCTGCATGGAATCAACTTGGTCTTCGTATCGATCAACAGGCTATCGAAGCATTGACTCGTAAACTTGCAGCAAGCTTCTCTCTTGAAGCCGCTCAGGACATCAAGGCAATGCATGGTATTGACATCGAAAGAGAAATGGTAAATGTACTTCAGTATGAAATTACTGCTGAGCTTGACCGTGAACTTCTTTCTTCTCTTAAGAGAGTTGCTACTGATTCAACCAAAGAAGGTCGTATAATTCCTGCGGTTGATGTGTCTGCAAGTGATGATTATGGTCGTTGGAATGGTGAAAGATTCATGAGTGTTATCTCTGCTATCATCTATCAAGCTAATGAAATTGCAATTAGCACAAGACGTGGACCTGGTAACTTTGTTATCGTGTCTCCTGATATTGCTACTGCTCTTCAGGCAGCAGGTCACCAGTTTGTTAACTATTCACAGAATGTTAATCCTGGTACAACTATGGCGGCTATCGGTAAACTCAATGGAACCATTGATGTATACCGTGATCAGTATGCTACAAGTTCATATGCTCTTGTTGGATACAAAGGTCCTGGAGTTTCTGATGCTGGTGTTATTTTCTCACCATATATCATGGGTCTTCAGAACAGAGCAATCTCTCCTGATGATTTTGCACCAAGAGTGGGCGTTATGTCCCGTTATGCGATTACTGATTCGCTTCTTGGAGCTGGTCGTTACTACAGATTGATTCCTTTCATGAATGTAACAAAACTTATTCCTGGTGCTAGAAGCTACTAATAGGATAAGTTCGGAATAGAACGAAAAGGACACTATTAAGTTAGTGTCCTTTTTTATTTTATGTGAATTTATATAAATAATATTGTAATCATTATGTAATTTAATATATTGAGGTAAATATGTATGTTAGAAATGTTGCGGGGTATAACTTCGCATTTAAATATCGTGAAGCCGTAATATATATTCCGTGTGATGGAAAGATATATTCTATTCCCGATGATAGTGGAACTTATAGTGAATTGAAAGTTATTCAACCTATGCACATTAGAACTCAGGGTGTACAGTATATTAATAAAGATGGAAGTCATGCAAGTGAAAAGTTGATAGGTCATAAGAGACGTGGTAGACCTGAAAAAAAAGTTAATCCTGATAAACCGTTATTAGGTGTTAGAATAAAAAATCCTGAATTATTAAAACCGAAACAAAAAAATGTTGAGACTAAAGAAGTTGAAACGCCAACAGTTGATGATAATAATGATAATTCTGTTATGGATATCGACTTAACAAATGATGTTTCTGTTGAAAATACTGTTGATTCTACAGAAAAAATCAAAAGTAAATATAAAAATAAAAAAAGTTCTCAATAAGGAGAGAATGAATGAGTATAACTCATCCGGTATCATTAGATGACATGAAACAATATGTCCTCACACGTTTAGGTCACCCTGTAATAAATGTGGAAGTTGCAGATATTCAATTAGAAATAGCAATATATGATACTATTCAAGATTTCAACAGATATAATTATGGTGATGGTGTAGATTTAGTTAATACTACATTGATGGTGTCTGCAGGGGTGAGTGAATATTATGTGGGTGATAGTGGAATTGAGGCTGCATACGATATAGGTTTATCTACAATGGGTGATATAAATGCTTTATTCTCCCCAACACATATGTTATTGTATAATGACTGGGTAAACAACGGTAATTATCCTGGCGGACCTGGTAATGCATTATATTCGTTTGGTGGTGGAGGAGGAATGCTCACTAGTTATGAAATAATGGGTGAGTATATGGCACAAGCGAATCAAATGCTTGGTGCACAATATACTGTTAAATATAATTACAACAATAGAAGTTTAATTATAACACCCACACCGAAACAATGTATGCTTGCTACATTAAAATTATATTGCCGAACTGATGCCGAGAGATTATATAATCATCCTCTCGTTAAGAAATTAGCAGTCGCAAGAGCAAAAATACAATGGGGATTGCAATTAGGAAAATACACAATTACAATGCCCGATGGATCAACTATGAATGGTTTTGAAATCATGAATAGAGGATATGAGGATGAAGAGAAGGCTTTCGATCAAATTAGAGCTGAGAGCGAGAAGCCTGATTTTTTTGTCGGTTGAAAGTGAATCAATAGATTTCTGAATTTATATAAATCAATAATATAGGAGAATAATTATGTCTTTTAAACAATATGTAAAAGAACAAGAAGAACTTTTGATGTTAAGTCAAGAAACTTCTAAAAGAGAACAAATTGCTGATTTAATTCGCACAATGGAAGATATCAACAATGAAAAATTGCGTGATTTTGCTATCAGCGAACTTGGTATGTCTGAAGAAGAAGCAGAAGCTCTTGTCTACAAAATGCTTCGTGACTATCTATTAGCTAGTGATAAGGAAGAAACTATAGTTCCTGATGAAGATGATTTAGGTAGTATTGACGCTATTGATATCGGTGGTGAAGATGATTTCGAAGATGATATGGGTGATATGGATATGGGTAACATTGATGCTGATGTTGATGCTGATGTTGAAGATGATGTTGATGCTGATGTTGAAGATGATGTTGAAGATGATGTAGACGAGGAATAATCAATGAGACTATTAGATGAATTAGAATTGTTAACAGAGGAAAAGGACAGTTATAAACTTTATCCTGTTGATTACGATGCTGAATCAGGGGTGTCCTTTGGTGTGGATTTAGTGGATGATGACGAAACTGTGGCAAAGATTACTATTAAAACCATTGATGGTGTTCCTATTGATGCGTTAAATGGTAATTATGATTATGATGATGTGTATGCTGATGTCAGTATTGAAGGGGATAATGATGACCCTAAAAATGCGGATTTGATGTTGTGGGTTCTTAAAAAAATAAAGAATATGGGATATGATGAACAGTCTATACGAATTGATGGTGATGAGTATTATAAGAAACCTGAAACATTATCACATGATGCAAATGATGAAGGTGAACATATACAATCAGATACCGAGTTTGATCCGTCATCATATTGGAAGAGTGATACCGAAAACGATACTGATTCTGATGATGAATATTCTTCTGTTCCAGGCGACACAGACGAAGAATCTGACGACGATTCATCTACCGAAGATGAATCCGATGATGATTCCGAAGACACTGAATCTTCCAAATCTTCCGAAACCGATGTCCCGTCAGACGAAGATGAAAATGATGAGGATGACGAAGAGAAGAAAGCTAAAGAACAAGAAGAAGAAAGAAAAAAACTTTTGAAAAAAGTAACATTCTGATATGATAAAGTATTACTACCCAAGAACTATAAGGGCTATAACAGTAGCCCTTCTTGATATGTTTAACGATATTCGTGTTGTTAAATATGACAAGTTTAATAATCCTATATCCGAGAAGGAAGTACCAATAACATTTGGTCCTGTGGAAAAATATCATCTCGACAGAAAAGAGGATCATTATTTTGATTCTGATAATGTTGAGCATAACAAACGATATTACCTACAAATCCCTCGTATAGCAATGATTCCTAATGGTGTAGTATATGATCCCGAAAGAGCAACGGGTGTTAATGAATGGCGATATTGGATGAAAGAATCGTTGGAACTTACAGAGAGTCAAATAGATAGTATAGTTTCTGATTATCAACCAACACCATATAATTTTAATTTTACCATTTATATTAAAAATGACTCTATGGATTATATGTCTCAAATTCTAGAAAACATATTACCATATTTCAACCCCACCTTAATGTTAAGAGTTAAAGAATTTTCGTTTCTTAATATCGAAAGAGATTTACCTGTTGTATTAGATGGTGTCGGCTATGATTTTATTGAAGATGAATCAGTGGCAGATACACGATTTGTTAATGCAACATTGAATCTTACCGTTAAAGGATATATGTATAGACCATTCCTAATGTCTAAAGTCATTAAAGTGATTAATTCTAAATACATAAACCAATTAACAGGTTCGATGAGGGAAGGATTTAGTACTTCAGGATTCGAAACATCTGCGGGTGTTCCCATAGTAACAAGTGCTATACCTTCACCTAATGATTATTTTACTAGTGGTTATTATAATAATGATGATAAGGAATATAATTGGTACAAAAGTGTGATACCAATAAATATTTATATTTGATAAATTGAGGTTTATATGAGTGATGATGACGATATTGAATCAGTTGATGAAACTGAAACTGAATCTATTAATGATGTTCATCGTTCGTTTTTCTCTATGGGTAAAGAACTCGATGCCGAGTTTGTTGAAGAAGCAACCATAGAAGAAATAGATGAACATATTAAAACTGAATTTTCCAGTGTGATTAAAAATAAAGATTTAAAATCCCAATCTAATAATTTGATGGAATCTGTCCAACAAGAAGTTGCGGCTATTAATACTAAAAAAGAAGAAATAGAAAACGCACTAACTTCAGCAAGAATAAAAGATTCTAACTTCCTAGAAAAAGAAATCAAAGGATTAATACTATCTAGCAAACGTGTCCTAGAAACGCTTGAGAAGGATATTAAGATAGGTGCATCACCAAGGATGTATGAAGTGTATGCCGTGATGCTAAATGCCATTACAGGGCAGTATAAAGAGCTTAGAAGCCTTAACGAATCCATAGCTAAATTCGTTTTAGAAAATAAAAAACAAAATCTGGAAGAAGTTAAAGAAGATCATAAAATGGTCATGAACTCAAATGATGCTCTTAGCCTATACATGAAAGCTAAAGAAGAAAGTACAATGGGCGAAATTGATACCGATTTTCAAATTCTTGACGATTAATAAGGTGGTATTATGTTTCTAGGAAGACCTAACTTAAGAGGCGAAGGTGAAACTTATGAGTTCACTAATGAACTATTAGCAGAATACTTTAAGTGTGCGGAAGATATTGTGTATTTCGCTCATGAATACTTCTATATAACCAATATAGACGATGGTAAACATAAAATACAATTATTCGATTTTCAAAAAAAAGCACTTAAAGTATTCACTAGCCCACAGGTTGATGGTAAGAAAAATACGATTGTCCTCATGCCCAGACAAATGGGTAAGTGTTTTTTTAAAGATACTAAAGTTAAAATAAGAAATAAAAAAACAGGAGAAATTGTTGAAATTTCCGCAGAAAATGTGTATAAGAGGATAGAGACAAAGAAATAAAACAATATCACCCTAATACACATAAAAGAATCCGATTACAATAACAACAAAGAAGAAGTTATTGAAAGGTGTTTAAAATTTATAAATGGATAATAAATGGCAGAAGTTATTGAGACACACGACATAGACGATTGGGAAATATTGAGTGATGATGGATGGCATGATTTAACACACATTCACAAAACGATTCCTTATGATGTTTGGTCATTGAAGACAGACACACACGAATTAATGTGTGCTGACGAGCATATTGTTATTAGATATGATGGTAGTGAAGTATATGTTATGGATTTGTGTGTCGGTGATAAATTAAAGACTGATAATGGTATTGAGTGTGTTGTAGAGGTTAAGAAATTAGATATGCCTCAAGAAAGTATGTATGATTTTTCTGTTGATTCCGAAGATCATACATTATTTACTAATGGTATTTTATCACACAATTCTACTATGTCGTCTGTGTATTTGCTTCATTATATGTTGTTTAACAAGGATAAAGTTGTTGCTATATTAGCAAACAAAGAAACTGCGGCACAAGAGGTTTTAAGGCGTGTTAAGGGTGCTTATTCCATGCTTCCTTTATGGATGCAACAGGGTATTCGTAAATGGAACGAAGGTTCTATAGAGCTTGAAAATGGTATGCGTATGATAGCGAATACCACATCATCAGACTCCATTTCCGGTGAAACTGTTTCATTATTATATCTTGACGAGTTTGCAAAAGTTAAACCTCATATTGCTGAAGAGTTTGTAACATCAACACTTCCTGTAGTTTCCTCTGGTAAAACATCTAAGGTTATAATCGTTAGCACGCCACTTGGGATGAACCAATTCTATTCATATTGGCGTGGAGCAAATGAAACTGACCCTAAACTTGCGAACAACTTCTATCCTATTAAGGTTAACTGGTGGGATCATCCTGACAGAGATGAAGCATGGAAGATTGAGCAATTAAAAACATTCAATAATGATTTAGCAAAATTTAATCAGGAATATAATTGCTTGAAATCAGAAACTTATATAAATATTAAAGATACAGAAACAGGCGAAATATTAAATATGCCTATTTCCGAAGTATATAATTTATTATAAGGATTTCTATGATATGTTTAGTTTGTGGCGACAATATTGAGAAATATACATCTACCCAATCGTTTATTACCCATCATGTGGCAAAATATCACGGATTAAATGCTAAAGAATATTATGATCAATATGCTCGCAAAGACGGTGATGGTGTGTGTAAATGTGGATGTGGGAGACCAACAAAATTTGTAACTTTTATTAATGGTTATCGTAAGTGGCACAGTAGTCAATGCTATATTCAGTCTAGTGAATTTAGCGACACTATTAAGAACTCTTTTAGTGTTCGTGATATAGATAGTGAATCTAAAAAAAGAAAAGATACATGTATTAAAAAATATGGTGTTGAGCACATATCCCAATTAGAAGAGACAAAACAAAAAGTAATAAACACAAACATATCTAATTGCGGACATTATACTAATTTATTAACTCAAGATTGTTATGATGCTAGATGGAAATCGTTAAATGATAATAAAGATACTATTAATATTAAAAGACGAGAATCATGGACACCTGAAAAAATTCAAATAACATTACGAAAGAGAAAACAGACATGTTTAGAAAAATACGGAGTAGAGTCAGTTTTTCAATTAGATGATGTTAAAAAACATACTAGACAAGTTAATGTTGATAATGGTGTGTGGTTAGAAGATGGTAAATTTAATGAATTTCAAGCATATCGACAACGCGTAAGATATTATACATTATTACATAAGGACGAATTATTTGAAAATTGGGATGGTTTAGATTATTATACGGGGGATGATTTATTATTATTAAATAATGATTTTGATGGTAAAGGATATTTTAAGTATCAGCCAACGATAGATCATAAAATTTCTATATTTTATGGATTTATTAATAATATAGATGAAAAAACAATTTCACATATATCTAATTTATGTGTTTGTAGTAGAAGCATAAATGCTCAAAAGAATATTTTGTGTGAATTTGAATTTAAACAAAAGTTGATTGATAGAGGAGTTATTCATGCTTGATACAGAAATAAGATATAATACACGATATCAAATAGAGACTCCTGATGGTTTTGTTGATTTCGATGGTATAGGTAAGATTAATATACCACAGTATATTGTTCGTGTATGTTTAGAGTCAGGAACATATATTGATGTCAGTATTGGTCATATATTTGTTGTAGATGATGAAGAGATACCTGCACGAGAGTTGTGTGTCGGTATGCCTATACAGACCATTGACGGTTTTGATATTGTTTCGTCTGTGGATCTTATGGATGATATGGCTATTGTGTATGATATATTAGAAGTTGAATCAAAAAATAATTTATATTATGCTAATGGAGTACTAAATCACAATTGCAAATTTATAGGATCGAGTGACACACTCATCGACCCTGAAATATTGGAGAGATTGGTTATTAGACAGCCAATAGAGTTTAAATGGAACCACGCATTAAGCATTTTCAATACCCCAGAAGACAATACAACATACATAATGGGTGTTGATACGGGTAAGGGTACGGGAAGGGATTATAGCGTCGTACAGGTGCTTAAAATCAATGGTGAGTTTGATGTTGAACAAGTGGCTATATATCGTAATAATTTAATATCCACACACGACTTTGCACAGGTGTGTATTGGTATATCGAAATATTATAATGACGCACAAATGATGATAGAAAATAATGGTATTGGTGAGGCATTAACTCAGGCAATATGGTATGAATATGAGTATGACCACATTATTAATTTAGATTCTTCGGGTCTAGGTGTTCGATCTACTGCTAAAAGCAAATTACAAGCTAATTTGTTATTAAAACGGTACTTGGACGAGAAATTCTTAAAAATAAAAGATGAATATACGATTACAGAATTATCACGATATATTGAAATTCGACCGAATGTGTTCCAGGCGGAGACAAGTTCGACACATGATGACTGTGTTACGGCGTTATTGTGGGCTTTATATTTCATAACTACTGATTATTTCGATAAAGACAACTTAGAGGTTAAAACCCTTGATGATCAATATGATTTAACTAATAGTGGACCAATTATGTTTCTCCCAGATTAAAATACAAATTATATAAATACTATAAAGTGTGTTATGATAATATTTCTATATCATAACTAAATATAGAATTTATGATATAACGATATAAATAGGAGTAAATTATGGCAGGATATTCAGCCCCTGGGGTATACAGACGTGAAATAGACCTGAGCGAAATATTGGTCGCTACGGGTGTATCTAATGGAGGAACTGTCGTTAGAGCATTAAAGGGTCCTGTTAGACGACCTGTTCTTGTTACTAATGATAAAGAGTACATTGAAGTATTCGGAGAACCGTATTATGTTAATGGTTTGGATGATAAAAATCCGACCCAAGCAGCAATAGGTGGAAGTCTCGTTCCCGAACTAGGATATGGGGCATACGGAGCAATAGAGTTTTTAAAAGAATCTAATACTTTATTTGTTGTTAGAGCATATGATGATGACGATAAATATGCCGTTACTGAGGTTAAATCAGATGCACAGACTGATTATACTGTTAGTGGTGGTATTTCTGTAACTGACGCTCCACTCGATGTATTTGACTCCAGAGAAAATATTTCTACATACGATAATTATAAGTCTGATTCTAAAATTGATGGATCATTGCTTGTTGGATATGTTGGTCCAGGAGAAGATGGTAATCAATATGCTATTACTGTAGAAACAATTAGTCCTGAAGCAGAATGGCTTTATAGTTATGATGAGTACCCTACTCAAACTAGTGCTACTATTGCTAAATACGGGTATGATGTTCCAGAAGTGTGGATTAGTGGTACAAATTTAGATACATATGTTACGACACATCCTACATCTGCAACCATATATAACCCATTAACATCTGTATATTCTGATCATATAATATTTGTTCCTGAAAATGTCTCAAAGCTTAATGATGACAATACTGAATGGAAAATATATAGTGCATTGAGTGGGGCAAATGCTCAAGAAATTATTCCCCCAAGTTCACTTACATCAGAATATAGTGATTGGACATATACTATTGATAATAATACCTGGACAATTAATGCTGTAAAATCTGATACTGTTGCACTTAGTGCTACTGGTACATATGTTGCTGAACAGGGTCTTATGACCGGATCAGGTGACGAAGTTAAAAGACATTTTAAAATAGCAAGCAAAGTTGTTAAACTTTCTGTTTACAAACGTCCTGATGATAAAGAATGGGAAGAATTATATTCTAATAACTCTGATGCTAATGAATTTAAGCTTCGAAATGAACCGTTGGAAGTTTTCTTCGGGACAATGGAGCCGACACTAGATACAGATGGTAATGAATTGTTTATCGAGCGTTCTGTTAACGGTAATTCTAAATATATCTATGTGAAAGCGGACAAGTCATTCGATATTGATGCAACATGGGATTTTGTTGGTGGAGGATTTATTGCTCGTAGCCTAGGTAAACCTGATGGTGAAGATAGTGCGGGATTCTTTGTTTATAACGATGATAAATTTGCCAAGTTAACAGGTGGTTCTGCAAATATGTCTCCTGGTTTCTTTGGTCGTGATTCCGAGTTCTGGTCGTATTTCGAAAACAGAGAAGAAATTCCTGTTCAAATCTTGATCAACCCAAGTTTCTCGAAAGAAGATAAATTAGCAGTTGCTGAATTGTGTAATAATAGACGTGACTGTATTGCTTCTAACCCTGTTGGACACGTTAAACTTCTTGATTATAGAGATATTATCAACTATGAAGAGTTTGGTTATCCGTATGCATCTTTTATGGCATTGTATTCTGGATATTCAAAAGTATACGATAAATACAATGATAAGTATGTATATCTTCCTAACTCTCTTTTTGCTGCGGCTCTTTATGCTAGAGTTGATAGATTGACTGATCCTTGGTATGCTCCTGCTGGTGTTGCTAGAGGAACAATGTCTGTGCTCGATCAGAATAAAGTTTTTAGTAATGACCAAATAGGTAAAATGTATGATAGAAATATCAATACAGTTAAATTCGTTCAGGGTTCAGGATTCGTTATGTGGGGTCAGAAGACTGCACAACTTAAGAAATCTGCACTCGATAGAATCAATGTCAGACGAAATCTTATCTATATGCAGGTTAATATCGAAAGATCATTGAACTCATTTGTATTTGAAAATAATACACAACAAACAAGACTTAGAGTATTTTCTGTTATTGATGATTTCTTGGCTGGTATTAAGGCGGGTGATGGATTATATGATTACACTGTAGTTTGTGACGAAACCAATAACACTCCTGCTGTTATTGATTCTAATCAACTCAACGTGGATATATATGTTCAGCCTACGAAAACTATCGAATTTATACAATTTACAACAGTTATCACCCGAACAGGTGTTAGCTTTAGTGATGTACAACTTAAGTATGCATAATATTTAATTGTATTTTATTGTATTCATAACAAATGGGGGATATGTAATGTATCCCCCATTTTTGTATTTTTAATTTATATAAATAATATAAGGAAGATTTTATTATTTATGACAAGGAGTAAATAATGGATTTAAGTGATTTAGGGAATGCGATAAACCCTTCAAATTTTACGATTAATGGTCGCTCATATAAATATCCTGATGTTCAACGTAATTTCATGTGGCAGTTATTTGTCCCAGGTATTATTAGTGTTGCTCCATCAGCATTATTGGATGCTGAAGACCTATTAGTTAGATGCAGAAGTATTTCAATACCACAGCGTTCAAATGAACCTATAACATCTAATTTTATGGGAACACGTCAATTCTTCCCCGGTAGAGCTGATCCGGGTGGAGGCACTGTATCTGTTGATTTCGAAGATACTGAAGATATGGCTATTCAGAGAATTTTTTATGAATGGCAACAGAATATTTTCAACATTAATCCAGCAAGTGCTATAACAGCAGGTAAATCTAAAAAGGTTTTAAAACGCCTTCTTACTAAAGATTTATACTTGATTTTGTATAATTATGCGGGTGTTCCTTTGCCTAAGCAGATTCGTTTTAAGAATGCATGGGTTCAGAATGTTGGTGAAGTATCTATGTCTTATGATGGTAATGAAGCGGTAAAGTATAGTGTAACATTTCAATATGATTATTGGACTTTGTTTCCTGATACAACTACTACTTAATTAGGAGATAGTGATGCCGGTAAGTGTAAAGGCTAATGGCTTGAGCTACGGATCGTTTTATACTAATAAATCCGTAGTTCGATCATATAAATTTGATGTGTGGTTTAATTTTGATAAACGGTTTGGTGAATTTCCAACTATGTCAAATATTATGCCATACCATGTTTTATCTGTAGATATACCTTTCGCTACATTTAACAGAGAAACTACGGCTATAGGTGCTTTACAATATTCTTATCCAGTATTATCAAAAGAACAACCATTAGATATTAAAGTCACTATGGAAGAGGATACTGATGGGACGATAGCAACATTTATTCAAGATTTACAGAATAGTGTTGTTCGTAAGGGATATCATGTTCCCCCATCACAATCCAAATTAGGTGAAATACATATATCTATTCTTAATCAGCAAGATGTGTTTATTAGTAAATATATTGCTAGAGATGTATTCTTTTTGGGGGCATCATCTATTAATGCATCATATGATAGTAATGATACTGTTAGGTATGATATCACATTTGGTACAGATTTTATGGAGCATGTGTCTAATTGGGTTCCACCTGAACCTGATGTTGATGTCCCACAGAGTTCTATACCTCAAACTATACCGAAGTCTAATAGGTCTGTAACATTTAATCCTGCAAATATTTTTGGATAGTTGAATTTTTTAATAAGGAATGAATTATGAAAATGAAAGATGTTATTGAAGATTTTGATGATGATTCTGTAGTTGAACATGATGAAAACAGATCGGAAAAAAAGATGTTGGAACTTATGGCGCAAATGCAAAAGAGTGCGTCTCAAGTCACGACAAACAGTGTTCCGAACAAATCTAATAATATAGGTTTAACTGTTAAGCCTGAAGACGACATTAATTATTGGGATATAGAAGATCTTCCCACTAAATACAAATTGTATCCTGATGGTACAATGATTAAGGCTAGACCGTTAAAAGTTATAGAGATTAAAAAATTAACGGCATTAACAGAAGATAATGCTGATAATATTGTTAATGACATTTTACGTAAGACCGTTCGTGGAATAGATATCAATGAGATATATTCTGCTGATAAAATGTATATATTGTTATGGTTAAGAGCTAATTCTTTTAGAGACAATAGATATGTTGTTGGTTTTAATTGTAATATGTGTTCAAAAGAAACATCGTATCATTTTGATATTTCAAATGTTATTGTAGATTATCTTAATGATGAATACAATCCTAATGATACATTGTCTTTATCGAATGGGGATGTTCTTAAATTTAAACTCCTTCAGATTAAAGATGAATTAGCATTGAAGTCATTTAATATGAAACATCGTAGTATTTTTGAAAAATCGGGAGAAGAAGTAGATGATGAATTATTGTCAATATCTTTTATGATAGATACCATTAACGGACATAATGAAGATTCTATAAAGAAATATGAATATTTATTAAATATGGATCCGGGTGATTTTGCATCATTAACTACTAAACTCAGTAAGACTAACGTTGGTATAAAATCATATATGAATGTTAAGTGTACGGAATGTGGAGGTGAGTCCCAAGTTGGACTTACGTTTCACTCCGACTTCTTTCTTCCCGCGTATAGAGCTTAATGACATATTAGAAATAGAATTTCAATTGACAAAGGCATTAACTATTCCTTTCGATTATAATAAATGGGAATATTATGAATTTGTCTGGAGATTTGAACGCCTTGTCGATGACAGAAATTCTGAAAATGAGGCAGCTAAAGCGTCCCAAGGACGAACATCTATTTCTAATCTCGGTATAAATATGTCTCAAATGGGAATGAATAAAAATGGCTGAAAAAGAAAATAGTAATGACTTTTTAAATGGTGTTCGAATAGAACAATTCATTAAAAGTAATAACGATCAACTTAAAAGTGCTCTTGGTGGTCTAGGAAAAGACACCACCAAGAGCTTTTCGGCTATCCTATCTAATCAGAAGATTCAAATAAAATCATTAACATCTATAGATAAGACAACAAAAGTTTTATCTAGTAATGTATTAAAGATGTTAAAAACTCAAGATAATATCCTTAAGGTTTTATCTAAAGATAATAAAGATAAACTTTCAGGTAAATCTATACAAGATAATATCCTTAAGGCTTTATCTAAAGATAATAAAAAAGATAAAAAAGATAAAAAAGCAGGAACAAATATTTTTGATGCGGTTAAGAGTAAAAAGTCGGCTCCTGAACCTAAAAAAGATTTATTTAAACGTGTGGGCTTTGATAAAGATAATAATAGTCTATTGAAAAAAATAAATAAGGGCATAAATATTATGTCTAAAGCTAAATCGGCACTTCCCGGACTTGTTGGTGGTGGACTTGCTGCATTATTTGCCGGTGGAGGTATTTTAGGATTCCTTCTTACAGGTAAAACAGAAATGCTTGGTAATATATCAAAAGGATTACAATTTGGATTACAGATAGGTGGTAAGGCATTACCAAAAGCACTTCAAAGTAGTAAGTTTATGAAGGGTATTCCTGGTGTTGGGTTGATTACTAGTTTGATTACGGGTGTTATGAGATTTAAACGTGGTGATATAACAGGGGGTCTTATTGATCTTGCGGGTGGGTTAGCTGGTATTATTCCGGGTTTTGGAACAGCGGCATCCATAGCATTGACAATGTATAATATGAAACGTGATTTGACGATGACAAAGGGTGAACAAGCCAAAGAGGGTAAAGATCTAACTAATTTTTATCGTAATAAAGAAAATTTAAAAATGGTTCCTGGTATTGGGGCTATTGTATGGTTCAATGAAGGTCGAGAGTTATGGGCTAAAGGTGATAAACTGGGTGCTATTAAAGCATTTGCTCGTAGCGGACTGAATATTGCGGGATTTGATCTTGTGGCTGCCATTGTTGAGGGGAATAATTCTAACAAACAAAATAGGGAGTTAAAACAAAAAGCTGATAAGGATAACGCTTCTTTTGAATCATATAAAAACACTTTAAATAAAATGTCCTCTAACCAAAAAGAATCTTGGCTTAATCATGCAAAGAGTCAGGGGTGGGATATGAAAGCTAGAATGGCTAATATTGACACATATATGTCATCTAATCCAGGATCAGCAGACGGAAAAGAGGCAGATTCGTCAACATTGGGTAATATATCTAATAATTTTGTAAAAATTATGGCCCGTAATGTTTCATCCTCTAGTGGTGTTAGTGATGTTAATGCTGGGAGTGATGTAATAGATTCTGTTCCTAAAGGTATAGGTGTAACACCCCCTGCTCCTTCAAATTATATAACACCTATTATGGAAGATGAATCTGTATTAAAGGATAGACCTGAATCGTGGAAATCTTATTCTATATATAAGCCATGGAACCCTAATATTTCCGGTGTGCGTGATGATGTATGGAATAATTTTATTGGTATGGCATACGAATATAATAAATTAACCGATGGTGGGAAAATACAAATTAATTCAGCATATCGTGATCCGTCTAAACAACAGAAACTATATGATCAATATTTAAAAGATAAGGCTGCTGGTAAAAATCCTAGTCCTGTTGCCCCTCCTGGTAGATCTATGCATAACTATGGGTATGCTATGGATATAAATGGTTCTGATGGTGATAAATTAGCTAGTATGGGATTACTTAGTAAGTGGAAGTTTCATCGACCTGTCGGTAAGCCTGGAGAGAAGGGATGGGAACCTTGGCATATAGAGCCTATAGGATTGGATAAAAATGCTATACGAAATGGTGATTCTCAAGGTGATCCTTCAGCAAAACCATCGGGTATAGGTGATAGTGCAACATTAAATCCTGTGTCTATTAGCTCGTCAGGAATGCCGTCTGTAAACTTACCACAAGGAACGGTATCACCAAAAGCCACACCTCAACAAATAATGAATGTTAAATTAACATCTGCTGATATTGAGGCACTTGCACTTGCATTTGGTAAACAATTATCTAATATACCTACACCAAAAACAACTACTGTTAAATCTAATTCTGGAAGCCCTAGAGGTAATTTATGATAACGAGTGTTATAGATAGAGATTTGTGGACATCTTTAAATAATAACTTTAAGGATTATTCTTCGTCATATGATGGGGCATTGGGTTTTAATTTAGTTAAACTTCGACCTAATCTTAAGACATGGCCATCGCATCGTAAAAATGATGATGCTGCTAAAGCGGCAATAGATAAAACTATTACAGGTATTATGATAAATGAATTTAATTATTCTATGGATTCTGAATGGGGTACGATGGAAACACCAATTGACAGTGGACTCGGATCGGTTATTGGTGGTGTTGGTACAATGGGTGGCGGAGGAGAAATGGGATATGTTTATAGAAGTAAAAAATATTGGAAAAAGAGTGGATACTTAAAAGTTAGTCCGGAAATTCGTATAATAGATATTGATGGTACTGGTTTGCCATTAGTGGTTGCACGAACATTGTTACTGTGGACTGTTGCATATAGTATACCAGAGAATTCTTTTTTTAAGTCAACAGAGACACGATTAAAAAATGCTTATAATAGTCTTATTACCGAAAATGTTCAAAAAATACAGAAAGTTCAGAGAGAAGATAATGGGGATAGCGCTTTTGCGGAGTCACTTGTTAATGGTATAGCAAATACCGCTCAAGCGGGTGTTAATTTTTTAGAAGACATAGGTGATTTATTTTCATTAAGACAATCTCCTCCACCATTGCATGTTGATATTGGTAGAATATTTAGTCATAGTGATATGGTATTAGATTCTGTGTCTTTTAAGTTTTCTAGGGAGTTTACGGACAAAGGACCGTTATATATCGATGCCACATTGGATTTGAGCACTAGAAAGATGATAAGTAATATTGATGATACTGGTCTTTTAGGTTCGGTTGGACATGTCCAAATCGTGAATAGTTCTAAAACTCCCATAGAGAGTTCTTTAGATGCCCCTGCCCCTCCTCCTTTGCTTGCTCCAACACCACCAACAATAGATCCACAAAAACAAAAGGCTGGTTTTGTCCCAGTTTTTAGGTTTTAGGTAGGTATATATGATATTTAGTAGATTTAAAAGAACTAATTTTTTATCAAAAGTCACGAATATGGATGGTGCTCTTGAATATGATATGATATTAAGTAATTGGGATTTATTCGAAATTAAAAATCCTATTAGATTTGATAATGTACAATATGGTGAAGTTCAAAGACCTGATTTATTATCATATAGAATTTATGGTTCATCGGAGTATTGGTGGATTTTGTGTAAGTTTAATCAGATAGATGATGTATGGAATGATATGTATGTCGGAATGGATTTAATTATCCCTAGTATTCAAGATATACAATTATTTTATAGTAATGTTCGTAAAAGAGTGAGAGCAAATGGCTAGTGAGCAACTATACACACTACAAGTTCTATTGAGTAATAATAAGGATGCTCCACCATCAACAGAAACTATGTTGGGTATTCCATATGAAAGTATTATCAGTTTAGAAATAACTGAAAGTGTATTAACTTTACTTCCTAAAATAGATATTACCATTGCTGATAAAGGTACATTTATTGAAGGGTATCCTATTTCAGATAAAGATGTATTACATGTAACAATGAACAATAATACAGGTATGCCCGAGTCCGAAATATATGCTACATTTATAATCACGGGTGTCACTATATTATCTGACACATTTGATAACCAAGGAAATACTGTTAATATTGTAGGATACATGGCAGCAGATTTTGCATTTTCTCCTCATACATATAATGCCATAAGTGGTACATCAGATTCAGTTATTAAAAAGATTGCAACTAAAATGGGATTAAAGTTTAAGGGTGATGCTAATGGCTATGAAAATATTTATTGGTATCAAGATGGTAATAATTATCAATATTTAAAATATATTGCTAATCGATCGTATGTTCCCAATGATGGGGTTCTTGTTTATGGTACATTTGACGGGACGATAAATTACACAACAATTAATACTAAACAATCAAAGAATGTGAAATTCGAAGGGGTGTATAATCGTGAACGAGTTCAAAATAATATTTTATTGGATGACGATTTAAAATATATGTTTTTTGATTCCTATGAAATTATGGATTTGTCTGAATTATATAATAACACATTAAATTATGGTGGAAATGTTGGTCATTACAATTTAGATACATATGACACATTTATATTGTCTAATAAATCAAAATCAACTGATTTATTTAATAGAAATAAAAGATATTCTTCGGATGTAGTATTTAATGAAAATTACGGTATAGTTGGGGATAAGACACTTCAAAATACAATATATAAGGGTAAAGTTCAAAATACATTTATGAAATATCAATTATTCTCAAATAGTATTTCTCTAAATATAAATAATTCTACAGCAGTTTCGTTATTAGATAAGGTAGATTTAGGAGTTCCATCTACATTAGATAGAACATATTTAGCCGACCCTTATTCAGGGGAATATTTAGTAACATCTGTATCTCATAGTATTGTTAGTAAAGTAGGATATTCTAAACGGGTATTGTTATGTAGAAGTGGTATAAATAAATCTATGTTTAAGACTGATTATAGTGGAGTTGAATAATGGATAATATGAACAACATACTCAAGCGTAATGTTGGTATTGGTGTTAAATCAATACTTAATGATTTTTTAGACTGTAGAGATGACTTGCGTGAAGAAGGAACATTTGTTGGTAAAGTATTAGACAATAATGATCCTGAAAAATTAGGAAGATGTAAAATTTTAGTGTATTCAGTATTTAATGAATCCGCTAATGCAAGTGAACTTCCTTGGGCGATTCCCGAGTTCGGTTTTATTGGTAGTTTAAAGGGATCATTTATTGTTCCACAAGTTGGTGCATTTGTTCGGGTTACATTCGAGAATGATGAAATTAATTTGCCTAAATATAGTACGAAGGTTTTGAATAGAAATCAATTACCGACAAATAAAGATGTAGATTATCCTGATAATATGATATTTTTTGAAACTGATGATGGTGATAGATTTGAGATTAATAGAAAAAAGAAAACAGTATTGTTTGAGCACTCTAGTGGAACTAAATTTGAAATAGATGCCATAGGTAAATTGACAATCACACATAAAGGGGAATGGGAAGTGAATAAAAGTATACCCGATCCATCATCTGGTCCTGGTCCTATGTGTGGGTTACAACAATGCTTATATACAGGCGCAATGCACCAAGCGACAAAAACTATTCCTATTCCGGGGGTATAATATGTCGGAATACCCAACACCCGCAGGTGAAGTTTTAAGTTCAATTATTAGAAACGAAATGTTATCAATGTTTGGTTCTAATAATGTGCCTGATATAGATTTTGTTAATTGTTTTTCTTCTGTTGATGATGATGACATAAATTCTCGTGTAGAAATAGTTAAAGCTAATTATGCGACATATAATGGTATGATATCTTATATGAATGGATATAGTTTAACAAGCGGAACATCTATTGGAACGGCAATAGGGACTAATGTTGAAAGTATAACCGAAGAAGATGAGTTCGAAATGTATGGAACATTTGAATTAAATGATGTACGAACTTTTATGATTTATTCTTTTCCTACTATTTTTGATATTGGGAAAGATGTTAAAGATTATAAAGATGCTTTTGAAAAGTTTATGGAAAAGTTGAGTTTGTGGTTATCTTTTCCATTAACTCCTGTAACAATGTCGGGTTTTAAAAACATGGCATATGTTACGACCGCTAAAGGTTATGTTTTTTTTAACGGTGATCCTAACTTACCCGAAATACTTGATAAGTTAGATGACTCGTTGAGTGAGTTGTATTCTGAAGATCCTAATAAATCTGATATGTTTAAGAAATATTGGGATATTATGGCATCAGCTATAGTTGAATATATTAACTATAATGAAATAGTAGCATTAGATACGGGCTTTATATTGTCTACAGATACTGCGTCCGGCTCACCAATACCTATACCGTATGTAGGGTCTACATCAGGTAAAGTTACTTTTGGGTCAGATGTTATTATTCCAATAAGTATAGATATACCAACACCAATACCTAATGTGGTATTGCGTTTAATTAAATGTATTTCTCTTCCTATTAAATGGCCAACTATAACTGTTACTGATTTAAATTGCTTTGAGAAAGAAATAACAATGTCAGTGTCGTTTGGTTCGGCAGTACCTATAGCAGAGGTTGCTACTGTTTTAAAAGACAAGATAACAGAAGGAATTACATCAATGGTTAGAAAATTAAATTCTTTGTGTTATTCTGTAGAAGAGATTGAAGATAAAATGAAAGATGTTGGTTCGGAATTAACATCAACAGTTAGTGATATTTCGTCTAGTATCGGTAGTGAAATTGAACATAAAGTTATTTCGCCGGTAATTTCTCCTATTAAGTTGTTGGTTGTAAAATTTGCAATAGATACTGCATGGGCTGGTATTGCTATTGCTCCACCAATACTTGCATTTCATAAAATACTTACAGGTATGGGATTGGGTATGAAAGTTCCAAGCATAGCAACTGCTATTAATAAGGTTTCTAGTAGATTGGCTAAATTTTCATTAATTGCCGAATTTTCTTCTAAATTGACTTCTTTGTTAAATATCATTACAGATAAATTAAGTAAATTTAATGTACCAGAATGCGATTGTTTAAAGCCTATACCATCTACTAGTGGTGTTGAACCTGATATACCCGAACAACCTGTTATACCCGAGGTTCCTGATGATATTCCAACAGAAGTTCCCGAAGTTCCCGAAGTTGTTTCGTTAGCTATTGATTCGGCTAAAGCCACTAGTCCTGTCCCATTATTCTTTTATCCATTACCTATGTTTCCCATAACAGAAGAAGATATAGAGGGTGGTGAGTTTGACTCAATATTAGATCCCGTGTTAGCAGGAGTTAAGGCAGCAATACCAATTCCCGCTATATCAATACCAATAACTGATATAATAAAAAATTCAGCATCATTTAGTGGTGGTAATTGTGATAAACCAGACTGTGAACAATTAAAACAGATAAGAAATTCTGAATAAATATAAATAATGAATAAAAGGATTTTTTATGCTTAATGAAGAAAAAATAAAAGAATATGCTAATGAATGGGCATATGATATACCAATACAAGGTCTAAAGAGCGATGGTTTAGTGAATGAACATGTCATAAATCAAAGTATTGAAATGATATTAGCCACGCCCATAACTTCTCGTTTATTTAATATTGCATTTGGTTCAAATTTTAGTTTACGAATATTCGACAATATGGATGTTGATTATCTTGAACAGGTATTAGAGGATACATTAGAATCCATTAAGAGATGGGAAGATAGAATAATAATACTAGAGGATCAGGTTAGACTAAAGGCTAATGCTGATAATAATTCCATACAATTGACTATCCCGTATATAATAAAAGAGAGAGAATTGTTAGCAGTTTTTTCTAAAGTTATTAAAAAATAATTATATTATAATTATTTAAAAGGATAGTCTATAGTGTAGGCTATCCTTTTAATTTATATAAATAATATAGTAATTATACCATATCAAAATATTAGGTGGTTCATGTGAGTAACAATGATTTAAAATATACAAGTCTAACAGTTGATGACATTTTAAAGCAAGTTTATGACAGATTTCTAAAAAATCCGGATAAAAGTAGTAATCATAAATTTGATAATTTTAGAGAATCTGCTATTGCACAAACATTAATTGAGATTTTTGCAGGAACTGTTGATATAACAAACTATTATATTCAACGACGTGCAGAAGAGTGTTATTTCGATACCGCACAATTAAAAAGTTCTGTAATAAGCTTATCTAGAATGTTTGGCTATGTTATGAACAGAAAAGAGCCATCTCGTGCCAAGATTCGTATGATTATTGAAGGAAATATAGAAGATAATCAAGTTCAAATACCATATTATTCTAAATTTTCATATGATGGAAATCCATATGTTTTAGTTAATACTATGACATATAGAATACCTAATGAGACATATAAATTAATGAATGATGAGTCTGTAATCACAATAGATAAAGATTCCTTTGATAATACAATAGATATTGTTCAGGGAACGATTAAGGAAAAGGTGTTTTTAGGTGCTACTAATTCTCAAATTAATGCCCCGTTTCAAATATATAAAATAGAAGATAAAGATTTTAGTAATGTTTATGGTGATAAAGATTTCTTCTATAATGATGTTACCCAGGTATATGTTGGTGAAAATAAAATTACTAGTGATGATAATACTAATACACGATTTAAAATTGACCGACGTTCTTTACTTAATTGGGAAACAATCAATACATCGGATTTATCAAAATCTCAATCTGTGTGTGTTATCAGAACATCCACTGATGGATTCGTGGAAATATTGTTTGGTGATGGAAATGATAATGTTAACACCCTTACAAATCCTACGGCATCGGGTGGATTTGCTCGTAAGGGAGCATTGACCCGTAAAGATAATATTTATGTTCAATATCTAGCATGTGAGGGGAAATCTACTAATAAAAACGGTGTTATTGGTGATAAGGTAGATTTCTCGGGTAAAATATTTAATAGCAATGGAAAAGATATCACAAGCAAAATATCTTTTGAGTTAATATCTAATATTTATGGTGGTGCGGATGACGAATCTATGGATTCTATAAAGTACTCTGCTCCTAAAATATATTACTCTCTTGATAGATTAGTCACAAAAGGGGATTATATTGCTTATTTGAAGTCGTTGACCTCGCCTATCGATATTAAAAATGCTGTTGCATGGGGCGAACAAGAAGAAAGAGACCTTGCATTTAAATTTGCTTTAGCTAAAATGTTTAATGTTACTTTGTTTAGTGTCACTGGAAGCTTATACGACACCGTTTCTAGCCCACATGTCCCCAAGACCGGGGAAAGTTACGACGATGTTGTTTTAGACCTAAATTATAGCCCGTATGAGTTCCAAACACAGGGATACTTTAATGTCTATGTTATTCAGGAAATGGTGAACCAATTAAATAGGTATAGATTACAAACTGAATTTTATGAAGTTATTGGTGAAGTTATTAATACATCTATTGATGATTATGCACGAACTATTAAAAATTCATTACAGAATTTAAGTAGTATACGATTAAATTTTAAATATACTAGTGATAAGCATCAATTTACATCAAATATTATATCTGATGGGTATGTTGAAATTAAAGGTTTCAATAATATAACTGCATCGGGTGAAGACTATTTAAAAGCCCTTGCTGACAAAATAAATACGGCTTTAGTAGAATTTAAAGATTATAGAGGAAATAAAGTAGATAACGAAAATTTTGATAAAGTAGCATTTATTGGTAGAGGATTTGGTTCTTATTCGTCAGCATTGTTTTTCTGGGACACAATAACAGAAAATAATAATGGAACATTTAGACTTAGATTTAGTGATAGTGATGAGAAGGGTATATCTCCGTGCTATATTACAGAGTTCAACAATGATGACATTACCAAATTATTGAATTTAAATGGATCTAAATCATTATTGGTTGTAGAAGATGTTCAAGTTAATGAACTGAATGGTAAAATAGCAAATGTTGTTAGAGATCTTAATAATAGATCACAGGTAAATATTAAAAATATATATGTGTCTCCTATCATTCATAGATTTAATTTGGTTGGTGATGTGTATGTTAAGCCATTATATGATAAAGAAGATGTTAAAAATCAAATTCTTGACGAAATGTATATATGGTTAGATATTAATGCTGATTTTAATAAGCCATTATATTTATCTAATATTTTAGAAATATTTGAAAAGAATATGGGTGTTATACATGCAAATATTAGATTGGAACCTGAAATTGTAGATAAAAGTAAAATTAATGTATTAAGTTTCGATCAATATAAAAATAATACTTCTAATTTATTTTATGACCCATCACCAAAAACTAATCCGATATATAATAAGACGGTGTATAAATTAAGTAATGGGTTGAATCCTATAGCAAATACTATTAATCAACAACTTCGTAACTATTTGTCTACAACTACCACATCATCAACAAAGATTGTTGATGAGTGGGATATCGATATTTTTACTATGATTAATGTTCCTGGATTTGGTGGTTCACCTGGAATGGCGAGAGTTCCTAGCAGTATTGAAGACTATTCTTATAGTTTTATAAATAGTGTATCTGAACGATCATTTTATGTTAATTTTGTTGGTCCATTATATACTGCATTTAAAAATGCGGCATTAAGTTCTAATCCGGGTGTAGATTATAAACGATTCATAGGATTATCAGATACATCTAATTCAATAAGAACTGATGTTCTTCGTAGCAGTGTTGTTAAATCTGATTTTGCCAAAATTATGGAACAAATACACAATGATTTGAGTTATATAATTAGACATAATCTTCTTGATAGTCATGGAAATATAGATGTTGAATATGATAAAAATAATGTGTTTGTTCGTGGAGGATATACATTAGGTTCAGAAATAATACAAGTTTTAGGTAATTCTACATATACTGATGATGCAGGAAATAAAGTTCCTTTCTTAAATTTTAGATATAAGTAATAGGTAATATCGTATGGCTGATTTTTCAACAATATATGTAGACCTGGCATTAACTACACCGACAAGAGAATCGTCATATATTGATTCTAATGGTGCTGTTATTTGTGATGCTGTTACGCAATACGGAACTATGACTAATCAGTTATCATTTTCGGAATTTCAGAAATATTTACAATTTAGATGTGCTGATAGGTCTGTGACTTTTAAAATAAAAAACACTATAACAATAACATCAACGAATTTATTAATTAGTGCTTATCAATTATTAAGATTTCCTAATAAGTCTACTATTTATATGCATAATCAGGTAGAAAACCAAAGTTATAAATTTATTGTTAATGTTAGCGTTGGAACAGGAAATTCATTACATTTAAATTTATCTAATGCTAATGTTTATATTATGGGTATGGATTTAGAATATCTCCACAAGGGATATTTATCATTCACTGCTGCGACTAGTCAAATAGATACTAACTATAATAAATTGCATATATATAATAGTAGGTTTTGGCTTAAAGAGCCTGATTATTTGAATTATAGTAAATACGATATGTCTTCTGGTTGGACATCTGTAGTAATAGATGATGCGTCTGTAGTGTTTAATAATATTAGTCGCATATCTTGTGCTGGGTGTATAATTAATAATAAAGACGAAGGTACTACATTAGCATCTATTATTGTTATCGAGCCAAATTCAGGATATGATAATTATAATAAAAGTTTTATGTATGAATTTTCTGTTAGTATATTTGTTAGAATATATGATTTTTATAAAATATATGGTAAATATACACTTTCTAACCCTAGTACAGATATATTAAAATTTAATGTGTTTACTGAAATAGAAGGTGGATTTAAAAATAATGTTGGTGTGATATCTCATATTGGTAATTTCTTTTTAGGTGCTACAGAATTGCATAATAAATTCCAACAGTTACCGACTATTCCTGCGATATGTGATGATTTTTTGGCTACAGCAACAAATGATGATTTTGATTATATACATGATGACGATTGGAACAGTATAGATTATTCATATGTTGAAGATTTATCTGAAGATGATCTTGATTATGTTAGTTTATATATAGATGCTAATGTGAATCTTTTGTCGTATGGTCAAAGAGATGGTGTTGGTGCATTATGGTTCAATCCTATGTATTCACCATGGATATCTGTTATTCCATATGTTGCACATTATGGGGAGACTGTAACTTTAAAGAATGCTGAATCTGACTATGATGCTACATTTGACCCTAGTTTATATACTTGGAATATAAATGGTAATAAAGTTGATGTAGTCACTGCTTTAGGTGAATATGAGTATACTATTGATGCCTATGGTATAATACCGATAGGTATGGAAATCAAATCTCATAATGCTTTTTATTCAGTTAATACTGATACTACATTTAAATCAAATATAAATTCATCAGATGTTGATATACGAATAGGTATTTTTAATAAAGATGGACAGGGAGTTAATACCTTCACAACAAGTGATACTGTAAATTTTACAGTTACTAATTTAACAAATGTATCTCCATCATCAATAAAATCTACCGAAGTTGTAATTACTGATATTGGATCACAATTTATAAGCATACCTAATTATGAAAATATTTGGATAGGTTTTAACCAATTTGAATTTATTGGTAATAAGCAGATATTATGTGAAGTTGTTACTATTGATGGTCGGTCATATTATTTTTCAAAATATTTCTCCATAACTGAAACTATTGGTAAAACATATTATGTTGATTTATCTGTTGAGTATGATAATCAAAATGATTTGAAATTAAAGCATGGAATTTTTGATGATTTCGAGGATCAATCTATAGATAATGGATTTTCTACAGATTTTCAATCATATTACAGTATAGTTAAAATGTATGATGAGTATGTTGCAAAAGGTGTGTCTAATTCTGAAATTATAAAAGGAATTTCTGATGGGGATGTTATTATAGAATGGTCTTTTGTTAGAACTAAAGAGACAGATAAACCTAGATTTATAATTAACACTGGAACCAATAATGATAATATAGAAATTTATTGGGATTTTATCGGAGATAAAATAAATGTGTTATATAATGGTGTTAAATCTTCAAAGATTTATGGTAATTATAATAAGGATTTGAATTGCGATACTTTACGAAAATTATATATGAGATGTGAATACAGTAATAATAGTTTAATTATAAAATATAGTCTTGATAATGGTCAAACATATATAGAATATGATAAATCCATACAGATGAAGTCATTTAGTAATATGACAATACGAACTCAATGTGATACTGGTAGCGGATTAGGGTACATTGGTATTCATGCTGATAATGTTATAGACGGTTTGTTTACTGGATACGGGCAAGGATCAGAAGAATATCCATTTACATATCAACAGATGTATGACCGAATTAAAGTTAATGGGACGGGTAATAAATATGATGTGTATATGTGTAGGAATTCACGAGCATTACCAGGGAGATTACGTGGACAAGGTGTAAAGTTTGAAATAGATAGAAATAAACAGTATGCAATAGATGTTTGGAATGCTCAAAAATATGGACCATGGATGCTATCATTTCACGGATTTATTAATCCTATAGAACTGGCGGGGACTACACTATCTAATGGGATAATATATAATGTTCCTGCATCGGGTGGTGACGGGTTGTCAAATTTAAGTGTTACTAATTTGTATGATATGCTTATAACATGGAATAGTATACAAGAGAAACTTAAAATTATATTTTATAGATTACCTAATCAATATTCAAATGGCGATTATCAGTCTAATAT